TTAACTGCGCTGAAGACATGGGCGATGTAAAGGTAGTAAACGAGGTTGCAACATTAGGTTCTACTGCATCTATATCGTGGAAAGTTAAATACGCTGTATCCGGTGTAAACGATACAATCCCACATAATCCTACTTTAAGACATATCTCCTGAATTTCCGGTAAGAAGTCTGCCAACTCAAAATACTCATAGCCAGCAAACTTATTCTTACCTGACTTCGACAACTTAGTTCTTTGGAGCTGTATGCGAGCCTCCTGTAACTTTCTATATATACTCATTTTTTCATCCAAAATACTGCAACAATTAATAAAATAATCCCACCTATTACAAACGCATTTTTAATCATCACAAGGTTGTCTTGTTTCTGCGCCCGACCACTAAAGATTAAAGCCCTCTGTAGTCTTAGCATATCCATGTCATCTATCATCTGCGGTTTAGGGGATTCGTTATGTCTCGAACCAATCTTAATACCGGTGCGGGTTGTGTATGGCGTATTCATTCTTTCACCTCTTGTCTTGCGTGAAATTTCTCATTTGCCAATTTTTTTCCATCAACCCATTGAACGATAACCCATTCGCCACTAGGATCAGCTTCTTTCATTCTTATATATCTATCGTTAGCCATATTAAAATCTGCATACGCACCGTCATAGATCCCTGTTTTTGTGTCCCAAACTATATATCCACCTTTCATCCTAAACTCTCCAAGTATTTGTTAGCAAACTCTTCTGCATAAGCCAGTAAATGCGGAGTGTAGTCTCCAAAAACCTCTACATTTTCCGTCCATTCTTTATAATGATATGAATTGCCGGCTAATGCCACCATAAAGTCGTACACCATTTCTTGTCTAGTTTTCATACTTATCTCCCTATAAATTCGTACATGTATCCAGCATATTCATCTTGTTTTAAATGTGCCGGCTTGTGATAAAAAACCCTCTTCTTTAAATCCGCATCAGTTAAAAACGACCTACTACTTTCTAAAGATAACTGTGCAATAACGCTTTCTAACTTCTCATTTACTTTACCCAGCATCGGGTCTTTAGTCTGCCTCGCTACCGCCTTTAACATGGCTTTCTGTCTTTCGTTAAACATCTTTCCTCCATTCTTGATACTGTTTACAAAACTTATTAACTGGACAGAATGTGTCGCATCTTGTCCGCTCTCCCGCCCGTACTTCTATTTCATACCCTTTACCGAGTTCATCCATCTTTGCTTTCGCCTCTTCTTCTTTAGTAAAGACGCTTGTTGCTCGTTTATTCCCAACTTTCTTAACCGCATAATAAGCCGGTTTTTCCCACATTTCGACAGGTGTGCAGAGAACATAATCTTCCCCAGTTTCGGTGGCGAGATACGCATTGGAATGTAGTCCGATCCTTTCTTTAATAAAAATCTCACGGGCTTCGTATGTCCACAGTGGTATATCAAGAACCTTGACAGGGGCTTCCGGATAACCCTCTTTGTTTTGCGCATCTCTTCTACTCCAGTCTCTGACTATGGCAATGATCTCAATCTTCTTTACAGGTACTTTCTTTACACTCTCCACCAGCCAAGCGTAAATATTTAACTGTTGTTCCCACTCAATCTTTTCATTCATTACCGCCCACGCACCGGTAGTTTTATAGTCGGAGACAATGATGCCGTCCTCTTCTACTCGCTGTAAATCAATTGCACCGGAGATATTCCAGCCGTCTACTTCTGCGTGTAGTCTTTGTTCAATGATATGGTTATCATCCTTGCCAAGTTCTAATATAGAGTGGATAGCCGTGCCAAATATAGCCCATATCCTGTCCGCTACATCCTCTTCTAAATCCTCCCAATGAGTCTTTCTCAGTTGAGCAATCTGCGGTGGCATTAGTAATTCAGTAGCAGATAAGTGAGCCTTACCCTTTGAATAAGTCGGTCTTTCCAAAACATTCATAAATGTCACTGGCAAGTTAAACTTGTTAGTTAATTTCATTAATCCTCCTATGTTGTACTACAATCCAACTACAGAATAGCAAATCTATTTTAATTTGTCAACAGGTTGTACCCATATATTTTCATGTGTTGCAAAAGGAGCAATAATGGCCGGTGTATCCCCTACCCAGCGCAGTCTAAAGATTATGCGAGAGCGTGGTTATCATTGTGAGATAGTAGAAAAGTGGAATAGTTTTGTAAAAATACGACAAGACCTCTTCGGATTCATTGATGTTCTATGCCTTGGCCAGAACGAGATTGTTGGTGTTCAGACCACGACTAGCGCACATATGGCGGAGCGGATTCATAAGATTAAAGATCACGCAAACTATCAGGCAGTAGTAGATTCGGGCATCAAGATACTTGTGCATGGCTGGGTAAAACGCGCGAACGGAAGGTGGGAATGTCGTGAAGAATTAGTATAGCTATGGATACCTATGGATAGCTATAGACACTAAATGAGACAGTATGATACTATATGTCAACAGTTCTCTCTGTTAGCACTCCTCCGTGCGAACCCTAATGCCCTAGACTAATCCACTAGGGCATTTTCTCTGTTAGCCTAACACTTCCTTACAGCAAGCTAACACTTCATTAACACTAGCAATCTTTTAAAAGTTATGTTATAGTGAAACTATTGCGACCTGAGAACCGCTAAGAGTCCCTTGATAGGTATATTGATAGGGCGTTTTACTAAGTTACTGATAGTGCTTACCTAAACGTCCTAGTTCTCAGCAATATATCTTTTAAGGGATTTTTTTATTGGTCGTAATCGCAGAACGGCGATACAGATGGTTATTCCCAGCTACCTTACATGGGAACTTGCTAATGACCGAGCAAGTAAATGAAACAGGTTGCGCTTGTAGTGTATACACGGGGCGGCGCAGTGGAACTTAAATGGGTATCCACACGAACAGAACATGATAAAGGTGATGCTAAGCTAGTTTGGCCGACTAGAGTTGACAGGCGTTCTGGAAGATAAACATTACCTCAGGGAGCAGTGGGAGCAATCCGGCTGGAAGGTGGTTAAAGACTATGTTGAGTTACAAGGCATATCACCATCTCGCCCCGTGGTTAACACCATTTATCTACAGAGATGACAAAATATAGATTCATGTGTTATAATAAGTGTGGTAAAGTATAACGGCAGGGGATTCTGCTTAACATAGAGAGAGAATATGAAAATAGAAAATATAGTAATTAACGCTGAGACGCAGAGGCGTGAAATCAGCGAAGAAGTAGTAACTGACTACACCGAGAAGCTATTAGATGGAGTTAAATTCCCGCCCGTAGAAGTGTTTACAGACGGGAAAATTACTTGGTTAGTGGACGGGTTTCAAAGACTGTTAGCGCACCAACGGGCAAAGATAACTGACATTGAAGTAGTCATTCATAAGGGAACGCTACGGGACGCTCAGTTTTATTCGCTTGGAGTTAATGATAAACACGGCAAGCCTAGAACAGTTAAGGATAAAACAAATGCGGTATTAATTGCCCTAGAAGATATGGAATGGAGTCTATTGAGCAATAGGGAGATAGCCAAGGCGTGTAATGTATCGCATACATTTGTAGCAAATATTAAGAAATCCTTAGAAAAACCAGCAAAAAAGAAGCCAAAAAAGACACAAAAAAAGCCGGAAACGCCCGCAGTTAAAGGCTCTGAGGTGGCAGTGGCAACGTTGCCAGCCGGTGAATATGATCCAAAGGAAGATCAAATCAGCGAGTTATCTGTAACCAATCAACAATTAGTGGAAGAGAATACTAAGTTAAAAGATAAAGACTTAGTTGTAAGCGAAGATAAGGCGGTGGTGCTGGATGAAATTACCGGCTTGCGTAATCAGATTAAGGCGCTGGAGGCAGAGTTAAGGGCGGTTAAAAACTCCCGTGATCAGTTCCAAAATAAGAATCTAGAGTTAATAAAACAGGTAAAATATTTAGAGAATAAGATTAAGAAGTCCGGATCGTAATACCGAAGTTGGGCGGTTTCCCATCAGGAACGGAGAGAGAGTATGTTGCAGTTGCGAGAGCATCAGTTGGAAGTTGTCGACAAATTAATAGAGGGATTTAACCTACATCGTTGTCAAATACTATATGCACCTACCGGATTCGGTAAGACAGAAGTGGCAATGGCGATGATGTTAGAAGTATCTAAGCAGTTTAAAAAGACCGCTATGATACTTGACAGGGTTGTTTTAGTTGAACAAACCAGCCTACGCCTAGGTAAATATCAAATCCCGCACGGGGTTATGCAAGCAAATCATTGGCGTAATCAACCGCATGAACGAATACAAATCTGTTCAGCCCAAACCTTAGAAAAGCGCAAGATTATTCCTGAGATGGAATTATTAATCGTGGATGAATGTCATGTCCAGCGCAGAGGAACGCTAGAGTTAATTAAGAATAACCCAAACCTAAAAGTAATAGGGCTAACGGCAACGCCTTTTACTAACGGGCTGGGCAATACTTATACTAATGTGGTCGGTGCGTCACCCACTTCTGAGTTAATACAAAAGGGCTGGCTAACTCCTCTGAAAGTCTATATTGCAAAAGAGATAGACATGACGGGCGCAAAAAAGAACTCGTTCGGTGAGTGGGCGGAAAGTGAGGCCACAGATAGAGGTATGCGGATTACAGGGGATATTGTTACAGAGTGGGTGAAACTTACTTATGCAGTGCATGGTAAGCCAGCAAAGACCATAGTATTCTGTTCGGGAGTTAAGCATGGCAGAGACTTAGAGGCCAAGTTTAATGAGGCGGGATATAACTTTAAGTCGATATCGTATAAGGAAGATGACGAATACAAGCGGGAAACTATTGAGGACTTTGCCCGCCCTGATACAGATATTGTTGGTCTTATTGCCACGGATATCCTAACCCGTGGATTTGATGTTAGTGATGTAATGATAGGCGTATCCGCCCGCCCGTTTAGCAAGTCGTTCTCTAGCCATGTCCAGCAGATGGGTAGGGTTATGCGCCCGCATGAAGGTAAAGAGTGGGCATATTGGCTAGATCATTCCGGCAACTATTTAAGATTCCGTAAGGAGTGGGATGAGTTATATGATGAGGGAGTAAAAGAATTAAAAGACGGAGCAGAGTCTACCAAAAAAGAACCAACAGAAAAAGAAAAGAAACAATCCAAATGTCCAGCGTGTAACGGGTTATGGACTTCTAAGACGGATGTTTGTGATGAGTGCGGGCATGTTCGTGAGTCTAAGAAGATGTTTGAGTCCGTGGCTGGTGAATTAGTGGAGTTAAACGGCGTTAGTCGTGTAGCAAATACAGATGTATCACAGTTTTATGCGGAGGTTTTGTATTATTCAAGATTGCGTGGTTATAAAGATGGTTGGGCAGCCTATAAGTATAAAGAGAAGTATGGCATCTTCCCGTCCAGATATTTAAGTAGCATTGAGCCACAACCGCCTAGCAATAAAACATTAGGCTGGATTAAATCACGCAACATAGCATACGCAAAGGCTAGAGAAAAATGACATTTGAATCGTTTGCAAAAAAACACGGGCTTATTATTGAAGATGTTGTAATGGATAAGTGGATGCGAGTTCCAACTCAGGACAAGCCAAACAAGCGTAATGGTGCGTATATATGGGATGGTAGGAATGGTGCGATTATTAACTTTGCCAAGCATGATAACCACATAATCTATAAAGATGATGTTACTAGGTATGACCCGTTTATCCAAGAGAAGATAAGGAAATCAGAAAAAGATAAACTTGATAAACAACTCAAGGCAAAGAGGAAAGCGGTCTTCATTGTGACTAGTGCGGTGCAATCAGCGCATCCGTATTTAGAAAAAAAGGGATTTAGCAAAGGGCTTGTATGGAATAGCCTTTTAGTAGTCCCGATGCGGATTGATGGAGACTTAGTAGGTTGCCAACTCATTACGCCTGAAGGAGATAAGAAGTTTTTAACAGGGCAAGTAACCAAGGGCGCATCTCTCACGATAGATAATAAGGGTAGGGATATACTCGTAGAGGGATTGGCAACGGGCTTGAGTGTCCGCCAAGTCCTCAAAGAACATAACAAGAGATATACAATTCACATTTGCTTTTCTGCATCGAATATGCTGGAGATAGCCAAGGGTAAAGATAACCCGCTAGTCATCGCAGACCATGACGAGATAGGAATAAAAACTGCCCAAAAAATCGGGCAGTATTGGCTTAGTGATACAGAAGGGGAAGACTTCAATGATTCGCACCAGCGTGGATATGTAGGCAATATTATTGCATTGTTGGAGTGAGGGGCTGGCTTGCTATAGCACCTCCCTCCGAGTAATAAACATTGTCCACAAATAAGGCGTTTTGAATAATCTTATGTGCTAGTGCTTGCGCTTTACCATCTGCACCTAAAGACTCTGCCGTGATGCTAATGTTATCACCTTGGTCATGTAAATAGATTATAGTTAATCCCACAGAACTCCTTTTAGGTATTTCCTACCCTTTTCGGTAATTCTACACCTCTTTTCCCGTGTATCTGAGGGCTTTTCTATTATGGTGATTAGGTTAGCATCCTTTAAAGATGTTAGGGCTTTGTGGAGTGTTGCTTGCCCGCCTATGCCCATGTCCCTACCCTGTTTAATAATCTGCATCACAGTCGTGCGCCAATCATCTATTTCGAGATAAATAATATCCAACAGTATCTCCGCTTGCTGGCTTATCCCAATCTTCTTCCTGTGTTTAAAGTGTTTTATAGGATTCATACTGCCTCCACTTCATCTACTTGCCAATTTTCATAGAGGTCATAGTGTTCTCTACAAAATTCTTCAGCCTCTTCTTCTGATTCAGCCTCCCATTCGCACTCAAAATATTGAACAAAGGAAAACTTATATGTTTTATTCTTTATTTCTTCTAACTCAGATAAGCGATACTCTAAATTATTATCAGGGGATTCATACTCAGAATCTTCGTCTTCAATCGTGGCTTTATTGCCGTGTAGGGCAATAATTAAACCCGTTATATCTTGGTCAATAACTTTTACTCTATCTCCGATATTCATATTTCCTTCCTAATCAAATCATCTAAAACGCCCATAGCCTCACAAGCACAACCATCAGCGCAACTCATTAATGATTCAATATGTTTATTATTTTCATTACCCCAATGGTAAACATCTGAAAGTAAATCCTGTGCCTGTTTTAACTTTTCCATCAATTCACTATGCGTCATACTTCCTCCTCAATAACTTCATCCCAACACCAACTACACCCGCCAATGGAATAGTATTTCTGTCCATTAATTTCGTCTGCGCCATAATGCTCGTTGTAGTCTTCACTCTTTGTAAATTCAATATCGTTGTAGATAAAAGAATCAGTCTCTTCGGAATAGCGTAAATTACTTGGCATCTGAGCCACGATTTCTAATGCCACTTCCTTGGTAAAGTAGGGGACTGCCCACCCATTCCAAGTATGACCATAAGTTAATCCCGCAAACCAAATTTCTGGTTTAAACCCGTCTGTTGTGAAATAAGCATTTCTTGGTTTATCCATGTGCATACTCCTCATCATATTCAGAATAAGAGTAATCCTCTTCACGATAATCAGGCGTGTAGTCTATTGAATGAAGCACAAAATCACCAAACTTATCGCCCTTTTTTAATGCCAATATCTCTTCGTCAGAATCAAACCAAAAAATAGTCCGTGAATCTAAATAAGTATTCGCCATTCCATCTCGCCACTCTTCTTTTAAAACTCCAATAATTGCCCATTTTGGATTAGGCGGGTTTTCATCATCCCAATAAATTTCTGCATCATACAGATTAACTTTCATTGTCGGCATCTTTAATCTCCCTAGCGTGTTCACTCCAATCGTTTCTGTCCCATACCCGCCCGTTGTAACTCATAAATCCAAACTCTTTACCATCTTTGAATACCCGTGCAGTCCCCCAATTCCCAGCACCCAAATTGTTGTCCTCCCGCCAAGCAAAGACTACATCCCGTAAATCGATTAGTGTCGGTGCGGATAAAGTCTTGGGTTTAACTCCATATGGCGGTGCGTCAGGATTCTGCCCGTGGTCGGGATTGCCCATAATGCGTGGTTTAACTTGATACATCTTCATCCTCCTCATCAAAATAACCATCTCTAGGTTCGGCATAAAATGTAACAACTAAGTTACCCTTGTCGTCCCATGCCATAGCCCAATCTTTATGACCAAATTCATCTTTGCAATACATATCTAATAAATCGCCATTAAATTTCATATTAAAACCCCTTATCTTCTAGTTGTGATAACTCACAGGTAAAACAAACATACTCCATATCGCACATTTGACAATCAATTTTGGGCGTTAAAACATTACCCGCCCTATAGAATGATTCTCTTTGACTATCCCTATAATCAATCCATTCGTGATTGCTCATTTTTTCTATATTCATATAATCCCCTTAAAGAACAGATAAATACTTTTTTAAAACTTCAAAATCTTCCTGTGGTATTTCTTTAAACCCGTTATCGGATATCAATGTCCCATAACACCAATACGCATCATGGCTTTTATCCCAATCATCATCATCACAACTTCTCCATTCCTGTGCGGTTTTTTTGGCATATGTAATGGGATTTCTTGCAACAGAAAATAAATACTTTGTGTGATACTCAAACTCCCCATTTGTTTCTTGAATTTCACCTATATAATATTTCATACTAACTCCTCCAATTCCGCCCGTAACTCTTCTATTTCAGCCTTATACTTGGCGCAAGTCTCCTCACAACCCTCACCCTCGATTTTCTCGATTAGTTCGTCAATACTCTCTTGTAAATGTTCTATATCCCACTCAACCATGTTGCTGGAGATACAAAATATTTGGTCAATTTCATCGGGGATGTTTTCAGTAACCCATTTAGAATTACCGGTAATGTCGTAATGCTCGTCATACTCATCTGACCACGCCCCGCAGAACCCCATACCACTTTCATAGTAATAAGCCCGCACAGTAAAGCCGAGATAAACTAACTTTTGATAAAATTGAATAGGCGGAGACCATGCGCTTAAAAAAGATAAGGATATAGAATTGGCAGACTCTTTATATACATTCCCATCCCCACCCCCGCCCGACATACCTACATCCCACTTAGTTCCCCAATGAGACACTTGCCAATCATACCAATCCTTGCTACCAAACCACTTACGATTAAGGGTTTGTTTAAATTCTAATAACTCCTGTTCATATGTCCCAGCACCACAATACCCCGCTACTGTTTCGTGTAATTCTTTAGGGCATGGATGGAATTCGTTCATCAACTCGCCACGCATAAACGCCTGTTCTGCTCGTTCAATCATGGACGCATCATTGTGTTGTAAATATACTGTGTTATCGCACCAATTAGGCATTTGTAATCTCCTCTATTCCATCAATCATAAAATTATCTCCGTCAAACGCATTACCAAAATCAATCTGCCCGCTTGATATCATGGACTGTAATTGTTCTTGGTTTTCCGCCTCAACTTCAACTGTATAAAAAACTGTTTCCCGTGCGTCTACTATAAATTTAGGCATTTTCTAATCCCTCCGTATTTAAATCAAAAAGTGGCAATTCATCTAAAAATTCGTCATATGCTTGGTCGTATTCAATATCAATTAAATCGGAAAAAACTGATTCAAAATTGTTTTCAATAAACCCGTCCTCAGTAGTCCATTTAATTCTTACATCACGCCCTTTGTGATTGACAATACAATCAACATACATATCTATGTAATTAAATCGTGTAAGTTTCATAAATTCCCCTCTATGGTTTGAAAACAATGTGATACTTCCCCGTCTACCCAACTATCATTTGATTCCCCGCCTTGCTCGTGGATACTCATACCCCGCTTGATAGCATCTTGCTCGGTATGAGCCTCAACTTCGTAAACATGAGTCCACTCTTGCTGGCTACTTACATATACTTGAAATGTTTTCATTTAAACCCCCCATTGTTGTAAATTTCTAACCCAAGAATCATAGTTAGAATGTTCTTCAATAAAATTAATCTTCTTACCTTGTTTCTCCATCTCATTTAAGAAAATAGGTAAATCGCAGTCCTCTTCTAAATAAGCCTTGTTGCCTTTGACATACGAATACCGGCTAATCTGATTGGCTATTTGTAATTCGTTTATTAAATCTATTGATACTTCACCCCAGCCATGAGCCGGATCGCATATAAATCTCAAATCCATAAAACCTCCTTAGTTAAACATGAATTAAAAAATACTCTACACCTATGTTAGTTACTAATTTCATAAATGTAAAGTGTTTTTTTAACTATTCGCAAAAATAACAACAAAACTATAATAGCCTGTTACTACGCCTAATATCGTGGCTAGAATCCAATCCCATGTCCCGTTCATGCTTTCACCTCATAAAAATCTTGTTCTTTGCCGTTCATGGTTTTTTTGTCTGAATGGGTTAGCCCTATATAGTAATCATTAAATTTTGAATGGATTAAGTATTGTCCTATGCTATCTTTTATAACCTCGTAATTATCGTTATGCCAATACACTTTCCCGCCTATTTCTAGCGTATACATAATTTCATCTAATGTCATGGCTTGTCCTTTTTAAATTCGTCAATTTGTTTCTGTAATCGTTCAATGGCTAACCTACATCTATCTTGCTGGCGTTTATCCTTGGAATTGTTTAATACATGGGTTTGCCAATAGATATCGTTTTCTAGCGTTTTAATCATGTTAATGCCTCTATCTCATGGTATTGGCTAATCCCGTCTGATAGGTCTAGCCTGTCCCCTTTCTCAAGTTTTAAAATGTAATGCCGGTTCAATGCCGTATACCCGTTATCATCATTAAAGTAGTGAAATTCTTGCACTTCAAAATGGTCAAATTCTAGGTATTTGCCAGCACTACCCCACTTGCATAAATATTTAGTCATAATTTTCCTCTAAAGTATCAAAATAATCATGCTCAACAATTCCGTGGTCTAAGCATAAATCCACGAATTTATCCGCTAGTTCTTTATTTGAAATAATAGCGTCAATTAATAACTGCTCAAATTGGCATCTATCCTCAAACTCTATATCTTGCCCAGACCAATCAAAATTATCTGTTAATCGTGCTATGCAAGCGTAAACCCAATTATCTAATTCAATATTTTGCATTTTTACAATCCTTTTAAAAGTTCGTTCATGTTCATGCCCTGTTTATATAAAGTTTTAAAGATATTTCTTGCATTTGGTGGCGTAAATTTGGATAACCTTTACTAAACCATAAAACAAGCAAGCGTTCCGTATCGTTTAATAATGGGTTTTTAAATACCCGTTTTAATACTGTATCGTTCCAATAATTGCCTGTTGCTATGTTCGATAAATGCTGGCTCAGTCTAATATATTTCATTGTGTCCCTTTCTTGCCCGCTTTTTAGGGCGGGCGGTTAGTTTAATAATCCTGTAGGTAATCCTCTAGTGAAGTAATCAATCCATCGAAGTCCTCGGATTGTCCTAAAAATTCGGCTAACATAAATACAGTTCCCGTATCCGTTCCAAAATCATCCGCTAAGTTCTCAAGATACTCTTTGCGGTTCTTAAATCCGTTTTCTACATAAACATTCATATAACCCCCTCAAGTGTAAGATGCAAAATAGCATCCATTAACCCGCATAAAACGGGCTAACGGCTGGTATTTAAAATTGTTGGTATATTACTGTTTGCCCGTCTTTTAACTCGCCTAAAACAGTCGTGGTATAGTTTAAATAATCAATAACTGCTTGCGGTATATCTTCAGGGTTTAAGTCCTCATCCTTTCCAATATTGTAATCTTTGGCTATCTCTTGATATGTTGCCTCGGCATATTCGCAACATAAAGCGATAACATCTAATTCGAGTTCTGTGCTTGCGTCTGAATAAAACTCTTCCAAATAATCGTAAAGAATTTCTAATCCCTCATAACTGAAATTATCAGGGCGGATTTTTTGGAAAGCGTTTATAAAATCGTTTAAATATACTGTTTGTTTCATTGTGTTATATCCTTTAAAAAATACCCCATTGATTGATATTGAATTTCGCCATTGTGAATTGTTTCCACTATGGCAATAACTTTAGAACCCTCTATTTTCCTAATTTTTAATTCTTTGTTAGCCTGTTTTAATGTTGGCATTTTCAGATAACTTTTTAAATATATATCTGAAGAATTGCTTTTATTAATTGCAATTAAAGCGTAATTTTTCATGGTTTTAACTCTTTGCTGGTTCGGTTTGTGATATGTGAAATACTGCAACATTTTTAGGGCGTTTGTATTCTGTCCCGTCTTTTGCTTTCATGGTCACCCAAGTTAATATTTTTACGCCCGTCTCATAGCGTTTAACTCTGCGCCCTTTGGCGTTCCAAGCGTGTAGAGTAAGGATATTAACCCGAGGATGGATATCCTCGGCATTGATACCCTTGGACTGAAAACCCGCTATTATGCGGTCATAATTCATGCTAGAATTGCTACCCGTTGCCCGTTCTAGGGCTATTTGTGCGTATTGGTTCATGTTGTCCTTATGTATAATTTAAATTTGATACAGTCCGCATAAAGCCCGCTTACTTCGTCAATGTCAAAATAACTATCTTGGTCGTAATCGTCTAACATAAAATCCATAGTGGTATTTTCTACACCTAGATAATTGTTAAGGTTCTCAAAAAATTCGTTTAACTGTTTTTCCTCGGCATCATCTAAACCGGAATAATCCCCGTTCACAATTGCGCTTGCGTAATGGCTCGCTATATTAAAAATGTAAGTTTGCATAATTTTCCTTAGTGTCCGCAAGCGGTTAAAAATTTGTAAATACAAAAATTAGGATTTATTCTTTTAAATTCATACGCAAGTTCTCGGCATAATTCAACGGGTGCATTTTGTGTTTTTAATGTTTCCGCTATTGCTATAAAATGTTTTTTGCTCATGTTATAAACTCCCTTGGTTGGTGGCGGGTTTCCCCGCCTCTAAATTAAATTGTGTAAGTATTAGTTTGGTTTTTGCACTCAAGAGAACTTCTATATATCCCTCATTCTCTCTTCTGTATTTCCAAGCATCTAACTCATTAAATGATTGCGCTTGTTTAAACATTCTTCCAATTTCATTATTAATTGCTATAGCAATCCAATGTATTTCGTCATGTGTAAGTTTTTCATTTTGCATAGTTATTAACTCCCTTTAACTGTGTTTAATAAAATTTGGTTGTAATGGTTCTTTTGTTCTTCGTTTAATAAATTACCCATATTATTTAAAGTTGGCGTAATTACTTCGAATGTAAAGCCCATCTTTTTAGCCGTGTTAATCGTGCTAGTGGTTAGTGTCTTAGTGCCGGCTAATTGTGCCAAATACTTGGCGGTATCATTTATGGGATAGACTGCTTTATTGCCGTAAACTTCCCGTATTTCGATTTCTGCTATTGTGTTCATATAATCCCTTAGTTGGTGGCGGGTTTCCCCGCCTATTAATTAATATCCTACGGACTGCGCCCACGAAATAATTTTGTTTAATGTCGGCTCATTGATTGGCAAAAAATTACCATCAATATTTTCAATCCCGCCTAAATTCTCGGCTAACGCTAAACTGCCGGAATAATCATTTTTTTCGATATAACAATTATTCGTATCATCTTCAGCGCAACCACTTGGATAAGCCATAAAAGTAATCGTAAACCCGTTAATTTTTGTTGATTTTTCCATCTTGATAACTCCTTTGTTTATATGGTTAAAATGACTACAATGTATTACTAAACTACTAATTCATGTGTTAGATATTACCATATATAACGGGCTTGTCAATAGGTTTGTTTACTATTTTTGTAAATATTTTATTATCGGTTTCCCTAATGGTTTTATATACAGTAAAGCCCGTATTGTGTTTAGTTCTAAGATGATGGTAGAATATTCTTACTTTATACCCTAGGTTAGAACCATGATAGATAAAAAGCCCGCCAATAAAATTAAACTGAATAGGTCTCAAATTAAGGAAGGATTAAAACAATTCCCTATAGAGTCTCTGATAATGGGTGAGGGCAAGAAAAGAACTTTAACGGCAAAGCAAAGAGGATTTATTAAAGATGTGGCAAGCGGGGTTACTAAAGCGCAAGCATACCGGAATAACTACAATACACGGGCTAAACCTAAGCAAGCGGGAACGGAAGGATGCAAGTTATCCGCTAAGCCCATAATAAGCGCAGAAATTGAGGCGTTTAAGTTGGCAATTGAGGCGCAAGCACATTATGAGGGGAGTAACCTCAAGGCACTCATATTGCATCAATTAACTATACACGCCCTCAGTCCGGATACGCCACCGGCTACCCGTGTCCGTGCGCTAGAGTTACTCGGCAAGTCTTACGATGTCGGCTTATTCGTTGAGCGTAAAGAGATAACTACTATTAATAGTTCATTCGATGCTAAGAATAAACTAATGAAACAATTGAAGGATGCACTCAGCCGGAACGCAATAACTGTAGATTATTCGATGACGGGTGAAAGTCTACTCGATGAAATTAAGGGAACGCCACCGGCTTTCCAATCCGCAGAACCGCAGACGCACCGCACCCCAACCCCCCAAATTGACCGCACCGACACGCCAGCGGATATGCATACTATTCCACACACTAAATCACCACAAATTGACGCACAACCCATTGATTCCATTGAAGAAAAAGAGCAAGTGGCAACGTTGCCAGATGACACAAACAACATTAACAATGATGCGCAAGTCATTGATTCTGAAAAAGAATTAAAAGATGGGGTGGGGGTATCAATTTCTACGGAAGAGGCTAAAGATGAGGATACAGAAACACCCCCCCGTACTGTTTGGACAGAAAAGGGGTAGGGGGTATATATATGGAAAATGACGAGTTCAAGAGGAAGATGAGATCTGTAGATGTTGATAAGGCTATAGAGTTGATGATGGAGTTCCAACGCCGCTGGGAGTTAGCGGGCGTGATTGCACGAGGCTGGATAGCTAGTGCGCAGTCAAAGGCGGCACAGAAATGACACCACGACAGAAAGAGATCTATATGATTATTGATGAGTTTTGGAGATCTTACGGATACGGGCCGTCAGTAGACGAAGTAATGTATATGGCAAATGTCAACGGTAGGGGAAACATCCATCGAATTATGAAGCGCCTTTGTGAGTTAGGTCATTGTAAGCGGATGCCAGATAAAGCACGGACTGTTCGACCTCTAGGAATTGTGATGCGTAATTTATGAATCTTGAGCAGATTTTAGAAAAACTTCCGCCGGGCGAGCGTGAGGAAATATTTCGGGCTGCTGCGCAGTGGATAGCTAGTGACGAGATGGAGAAGGCGCAGGAAAACTTTCTACCGTTTGTGAAGATGATGTGGCCGGGATTTATAGACGGCAGACATCACAAGGTCATGGCAAAAAAGTTTGAGGAGATTGCTGCTGGAAAAACGAGACGGTTAATTATTAATCTGCCTCCTAGACATACTAAGTCAGAGTTTGCTAGTTACTTATTGCCGGCATGGTTTCTAGGTAAGTTTCCGAATAAAAAAATCATTCAATGTTCGAATACGGCGGAGCTGGCGGTAGGGTTTGGTAGGAAGGTAAGGAATTTAGTTGATGGAGAGCATTATGGTAAAGTATTCCCAAATGTCAGTCTTAGGCACGATAGCAAGGCTGCTGGTCGGTGGTCCACTAATTCTAATGGTGAGTATTTTGCTATTGGTGTGGGCGGTACCGTTACTGGTAAAGGAGCTGATCTGCTTATCATTGATGACCCACACTCAGAACAAGAGGCAGCGTTAGCATCTAGTGATCCGTCTGTCTTTGATAAGGTCTATGAATGGTACACATCAGGCCCACGACAGCGACTCCAACCGGGCGGAAGTATCGTAATTGTGATGACAAGGTGGTCTAAGCGGGACTTAGTGGGAAAAATACAGCGGGCAAGCATAGAAAGAGATGGGGATAACTGGGAGGTTATTGATTTCCCTGCAATTTTGCCGAGCGATAAGCCGTTATGGCCGGAATTTTGGAGTTATGAAGAGCTTGAGGCGTTAAGAACAGAACTTCCTCTGTCTAAATGGCAAGCACAGTACCAACAACAGCCTACTTCTGAGGAAGGGGCGATAATAAAAAGGGAATGGTGGCAGATTTGGGAGCCAGAAAGACCGCCACGCTGTGAATTTATCATACAAAGCTGGGATACCGCCTTTACCAAGACGGAGCGGAGCGACTATTCAGCTTGTACGACATGGGGAGTTTTCTATAAAGACGAAAACGAGGCAGACCCGCACGTTATTCTTCTTGATGCGTTTAAAAGACGGATGGAATTTCCAGAATTAAAGGAGAAGGCTATGGAACACTACCGTGAATGGGAGCCGGATGCGTTTGTGGTGGAGGCAAAAGCCTCTGGTGCGCCACTAATCTATGAATTACGAGCAATGGGCATCCCCGTCCAAGAGTTTACACCGACAAGGGGCAATGATAAGATAGTCCGTATTAATAGTGTATCTGATTTATTCTCTTCTGGTAAAGTATGGGCACCGGCTACAAGATGGGCGGAGGAGGTTATCGAGGAGATGGCATCATTCCCAAATTCTGACCATGATGACTTGGTGGATAGTAGTACACAGGCGTTAATAAGATTTAGAAAAGGCGGATTTTTAAGACTCCCCTCTGACGAAGAGGATGAGGTACGAGTATTTAAACGTAAAGCAGCATATTACTAGGAAATATAATGGAAAAAAGTTTATACGCAGCCCCTCTCGGCATGGATCAAGAACCTGAAATGCCAGATATTGAGATAGAAATTGAAATGCCTGTAGGACTTGAGGCGTTAGAGATCGATATTTTAGAAGATGAAGAAGAGAATTTTGACCAAAATTTAGCTGAAGTACTGGACGAAAAGCTACTAACCGAAATAGCTGGTGAGCTTCTTGAAGACTTTGAAGACGATATTGCCGCTCGAAAAGATTGGATTCAGACCTACGTTGACGGGCTGGAACTGTTAGGTATGCGGATTGAGGAAAGAACCGAGCCGTGGGAAGGTGCTTGTGGTGTATATCATCCTCTTTTATCTGAAGCGCTTGTTAAGTTTCAAGCTGAGACAATAATGGAAACGTTTCCAGCAGCCGGTCCGGTTAAGACAATGATTGTCGGTAAAGAAACTGTTGAGAAAAAAGACGCTGCACTGCGAGTTCAAGATGATATGAACTACCAGCTGACGGATGTGATGACAGAATACCGTCCAGAACATGAGCGAATGATTTGGGGACTAGGACTTTCAGGTAATGCGTTTAAAAAGGTCTACTTTGATCCAGCCTTAAACCGACAAGTATCTATGTTTATTCCGGCAGAAGATCTAGTCGTACCTTACGGGGCTTCAAGTCTAGAACAGTCTCCACGAGTAACCCATGTAATGCGCAAGACTGAAAATGAAGTAAAGCGTTTACAGCACGCTGGGTTTTATCGTGATATAGACTTGGGAGATGCAAGTTCAGACTTAGACGAAGTAGAGAAGAAAATAGCAGAAAAGATGGGATTCCGAGCAACCACGGATGACCGCTACAAACTTCTTGAGATGCACGTTGACTTAGACTTAGCCGGATTTGAAGATGAAGAAGACGGAGAATCAACAGGAATCGCATTACCGTATGTGGTGACTATAGATAAAGATTCAGAAATTATCCTATCTATTCGGCGTAACTGGAGGCCAGAAGATGAAACTCATCAAAAAAGACAGCATTTTGTACATTATGGCTATGTTCCGGGCTTTGGTTTCTACTGTTTTGGTCTTATTCATCTTGTTGGCGCTTTTGCCAAGTCTGGTACTTCCCTTATACGTCAGTTGGTGGACGCAGGCACATTATCCAACTTGCCGGGTGGCTTTAAAACCCGTGGATTGCGAATCAAAGGAGATGACACGCCGATAGCTCCGGGCGAATGGCGGGATGCAGACGTTCCAAGTGGTGCGCTCAAAGACAACTTAATGAGTCTGCCATACAAAGAACCAAGCCAAGTACTATATAGTCTATTAGGTACGATTGTAGAAGAAGGGCGTAGATTTGCCTCGGCAGCGGATATGAAAATATCTGATATGTCGGCCAATTCTCCCGTTGGAACTACCCTTGCTATATTAGAGCGTACCCTTAAAGTAATGAGTGCGGTGCAATCTCGTATCCACTACTCAATGAAACAAGAGTTAAAGTTACTTAAAGAAATTATCCGTGACTATACACCTAAAGAGTACGACTACGAACCAGAGGAAGGAAGTCCACGGGCTAAGCAGTCTGACTATGATTTAGTAACCGTAATTCCGGTTAGTGATCCTAATGCTGCTACGATGGCGCAGAAGATTGTGCAGTATCAGGCAGTTCTTCAGTTAGCTCAAGGCGCACCACAGATATACAATATGCCGCAATTACATAGGCAGATGTTGGAAGTCTTGGGCATTAGAAATCCGCAGAAGTTAATTCCGTTGCCAGAGGATAAGAAGCCAAAAGATCCTATTAGTGAAAATATGGATGTAATTAATGGCAAACCATTAAAAGCGTTTATCTACCAAGATCAAGAAGCGCATATTACTGCCCATACTAACTTTATGAAAGATCCTTTAACGGCAAAGACTATTGGCCAAAACCCACAAGCTCAAGTTATGATGGCGGCACTTCAAGCGCACATAGCGGAACACTTTGGATTCAAGTATCGCCAGCTAATAGAACAACAGTTAGGTGCACCATTACCGTATCTCGAAGAAGACGAAGACACAATTCCAGAGGAATACGAAGTTCAGATATCAAGGCTTATTGCCCAAGCATCTGCACAACTACTCCAACAGAATCAAGCACAGGCTTCTCAGGAACAGGCGCAACAACAGCAACAAGATCCTATTATTCAAATGCAACAACAAGAATTACAGATCAAGATGCAGGATGTACAGCGCAAAGCCCAAAAAGATCAAATTGATGCACAACTTAAAGGGCAACAACTTCAAATTGAACGAGATCGTATACAGGCTCAAGTAGATATTGAAGGGCAAAAAGCGGGAATTAAGATGTCCTACGACAAGGACAAATTAGACCGTGATAGTGAAATGCAAGCTACGCAGATGGGTATTGACATAGCGGCAGCTAGAGAACGTAACTCAAAAATGGGGAATAGACAATGATGGCACTTGATATTTTAGTTCAGCAGATAGACGAAAAAATTGCACAACTAAAAGAAGCGGTTACGACAGGTAATTTTGAATTATTCGAAGAGTATAAAAGAACGTGTGGCGAGATTCGAGGTCTGCTAGTTGCACGGGGTTACGCATTAGACCTCAAAGATAGATTGGAGAAAGCAGACGATGAATGATTTATCACAAGCAGTAGATTTGTCTCTAGTTCTTAATAAAAAGAACGAAGAGAAAGCAACACAGCTCCCAAAACCATCCGGATACCGCATACTTTGCGCCATTCCAGAATCGGAAAAAGAGTTTGACAACGGACTAGCAAAAGCAGACGAAACAATGCGAAACGAAGAAACGCTTACGACAGTTTTATTTGTAATAGATTTAGGACCCGATTGTTATGTTGATAAAGCCAAGTTTCCAACTGGGCCGTGGTGTAATAAAGGCGATTTTGTCCTAGTACGCCCCCATGCTGGTACAAGGTTAGTCATTCATGGCAGAGAGTTCCGCATTATTAATGACGATTCAGTAGAAGGTGTAGTATCCGATCCCCGTGGTATTAGACGAAAATAAGGAGCTTACGATGGCAGAAACGAAAGAAACAACATTTGAGGAATATAAATTTCCAGATGAAGCAGACAGGATAGAGGTTGAGGTAGAAAGTGACGTTCCCAAACAGGATCGTGGCAAAACTCCATCTGAACCTGAGTTTGTTGAGAGTATGGAGAAAGACGAACTAGATGAATATTCTGAGGCCGCTAAACAAAAAATAGCCGGATTTAGAAAGATTTATCACGATGAGCGTCGCAAGGCAGAAGAGGCTGACCGTGAAAGAGCGGAGGCTATTAATATAGCTAAACAGCTATTTGAGGAGAATAAAGCGCTAAAAGGCAGAGTTAACCACAGCGAAAGTTACGCTGTAAACTCTTACAAAACCTCTGCTGAGCGAGAAATGGAGATGGCAAAGCGGGAATATAAGGAGGCTTATGACTCTGGAGATGGTGATAGACTAGTCGAAGCGCAGGAAAAAATGACTAGCGCCCGCATTAAATTAGATAAAGCAGAAAATGTTGCGCAAAATATGCAACAAAAAAATTCTTTACAACAGGAAAGAAATGAAGTACAAATACAACAACAGCCGGAAAAACCACCCCGTGATCAGAAAGCTGCTACATGGCAAGACCGAAACTCTTGGTTTGGGCAGGATGATGAAATGACAAGTCTAGCTTTAGGGCTACACGAAAAGCTTGTCAAAGAAAACGGAATGGCTTATGCTACGACTGATGAGTATTACAAACGTATAGACGAAACTATGCGTAAAAGGTTTCCTGAAAATTTTGAAGAGGTTGAAGACGAAAAGCCCCGACAAAAATTAAGTACCGTAGTTGCATCAGCTAGTCGCAGTACTTCCTCGAAAAAGGTAAGACTGACAACTTCTCAGCAAACGATTGCTAAAAAGTTAGGACTAACAAATGAGCAGTACGCCCGTGAACTTGTAAAGGAAATGTAATATGACTACGAATAGAACTACCCGTGAAATAGAAGTGCGTGACGTGCAGGAACGTCCCAAGCAGTGGATGCCTCCTGAGCTTCTCCCTGAACCGGATAAGCAACCCGGATACGCTTATAGATGGATTCGTGTTTCAACGCTTAATGCGGCAGACCCAAGAAATATCTCATCGAAACTGAGAGAAGGCTGGGAGCCAGTTGGCATTGAAGAACAACCCAAGTACAGACTGCTAGCTAGTGGAGATGGAAAGTTTAAAGACAACATCGAAATTGGCGGGTTATTGCTTTGCAAGACTCCGGCTGAGTTTGTTTCTCAACGTACCGAACATTACGATAAGCAAACAAGAGCGCAGACGGATGCTGTAGACAATAATTTAATGCGCCAAAGTGACCCAAGGATGCCTATCTTTAACGAGAGACGATCTACGAGTACCTTTGGTAAAGGAACTTAACTTTATTAATGGAGATTTAAATGGCAGCTTATCCTACAATATCAGCCGCATATGGATTTAAGCCCGTTAATCTTATCGGTGGTCAAGTGTTTGCTGGTTCGACAAGAAATTTGCCGATTCAGTATAACTATGGCACCGCTATTTATTACGGGGATTTTGTAAAATTAACTAGCGGGTATATTGAAATCTTAGCAAACACTATTTCCAGTAACGTGGCAGTAGGTGTTTTCTTAGGATGTTACTATACCAATCCTACAACTAAACAGCGTCAATATGCGCAATATTATCCCGGCAACGTATTAGCTGGCGATATTACTGCAATTATCTGTGACGACCCAGATACAGTATTTAAAGTTGCTGTAACTACTGGCGCAAGTGCGACTACAATTGGTTCAGCTTCATCAATCATTGTTGGTCAAAACATGGCTGGTAATACACTAACTGGAAGTGCTTCTACTGGAAACTCTAGCGGTGCAGTTGTTGGTTCAACTCCAGCTTCTTCTACTGGTAACTTCCGTGTAATGAATCTAGTTCCTGATACTCAAGTTAGCTCTTCTGCTACTTATGTGTCTGGTACAGGTACTACTACACTAACTGTTGCTGGTTTAGCTGTTGGTCAAGTTATTCCAATCGGGACAGATGTATACAATGTAATTAATGGTCAGTTGCAGTTCACTGGCTCTTCAGTTACAACTGCTGCGACTGTTACTTCCGCTACTTCACAAGCGCTTACTGTAATTGCCTCAACAGCAACTATCAGCACGACTTATTCGCTTGCGTTAGTACAAACCCCAGAGGTACTCGTAAAGATTACTTTTGGTGCTCACCGCTATTATGTAGCTTAATCTAGGAGAATTTAAATGGCTATTTCACGTGCACAACTATTGAAAGAGTTGCTCCCCGGATTGAACGCATTGTTCGGATTAGAGTATGCTCGCTATGGTGAAGAACACAAAGAGATTTATGAAACAGAAACCTCTGAGCGTTCTTTTGAAGAAGAAACAAAACTGTCTGGATTCTCAGCTGCTCCTGTTAAAAACGAAGGTTC